TAGCTCACAAGCTCTGTAATTGCTTTGTTGTGTACAAAAATATTGTTGATGTCATTCAGCGCAACAGAGCCGCATAAAGCGTTATAAATAATTCTTTGAGGTTCAAAAGCAATCAGCGTAATGTCTTTGCGTCTTTGTGCAACAGGGATGCTGAACAACCCTATGTTTGCACCGGCGTCTATTACAATAGCATCTGGCGGCAAATTATCCACAAATTGAAAAATGTTATACAACTCATGTTCTATATGAGTTTTGCCGGTTTTAGCAAGAGCATCTATTTGAAAATCACAGTTGCGATTAACTATGATTTTCCCGTAAATAGACTCTACAACAGTAAAGTGGTTAATCATGGCGATGGTGTGAGTTGACCTTCAAAGAGATAAGTACCGATGTGTCCGAGTTGCGCCCAAGGAGCCGCCCAAACCTTCATGCCGTGTTTTCTAGCCAGTTTGCAAAAGTGATAATCCTCTGAGAGCAGTATCTTTGTTTCTTCCTCAATACTGGTTGCAAAGTATTCTTTGATGGTATCTGCCTTCAGTGTGCCGGATAGGTCCACAATGTTGTTGGTGTACTCAGGCACTTTGTCTGCAAGGTTGTCAAACACTTCGCGCTTAATCATCATGAAGCCGGTACCGCCGTTCCAGATTTCCACAGGCTTATTGACAGGCACAGTGACTTCGTTTGAGTAATCCACAAGATTAACCACAAATGAACCAGTAAAGTGTTTGAGTTGGTCGTTGGGTACTCCGGCGTCCATGGCTTTCTTGGTGGACTCCCAGTTGATTTCCTTCTTGGGATAGATGCCGCAAAGAATCTCCTTGTCTGCCTCAACCATGTGGATAATGTGACTTGCTTCAAATTTGATGTCAGCGTCAATAAACATCATGTGAGTTGCGCCGCTTTTCAAAAAGCCTTGTACAAGCGCGTTTCTAGCCCTTGGTATCAAAGACTCATTGAACATAAATGAGAAGCTCAGTGTCCAGCCGGTGTTCTTAAAAACGTTTTGTAAGTTGAGGATAGACTGTGTATAAAATCCTGCGCACATACCGCCGTACATAGGTGTTGCAATGTACAGATGAACGGGCGGTTTCTCTGCGGATTTGATGGATACGACTTTATCTTTTGACATGGTTTTCCTTGGTTGATTGTTGGTGGGGCTACTCAGAACCTCTGCCCCGTAAGTTTCCTAACTGTCCCTTAGGGACTCACCTCTGAGTTGATGGGGGGTATTTCCTCTATCGTGACCAGTAGCTGTCCTCCTTTGATGACTTCGCCGCGAATCATTTCTAAATGGTCCACATGGAAATCATCATCGAATACACCAGCCTTTTGCAAGGAATCGAGAACTGCTTTGATGCGGTTATCAATGTCAATCTTTCTCTTGTCCCTTGGACTAATCACCATTGTTATTTTCAATTTTCTGTCCCTGAACTTAGGTATCTTGTTGACTAAAACGTACTCTTGCACAGCCTTCCTAAATGCTCTGCCCTCAGCACCTATCACCATAATATTGTTGTATTTGCGGTAATAGGTGTTGGTGCTCGGACTCAGCGGCAATACCAGAATAGCTTTCATTGGCGCCCCCGGGAGGAATCGAACCTCCATCTCGACGTTCGTAGCATCGTATTCTCATCCATTGAACTACGGGGACCGGGCATCAAAAGGGTACGTCCTCATCCCCTCTGGGCGTTACTTCCCGGGGATAAGTCTGTGTGTTGACAGGCGGTTGATAAGTGTCCACAGCAAGCGTTAAGAACTCGCCGTACTGGGATTTACGCCACCAAGCGGATATGTTAATCACTTCGCCTTTGTGCATGATTTTGCCCTTAAAGTCGGGAGCCTTAGGGTTTTGTTTCTGCAAGTAGGCGCTCGGCGTGAGTATGCCCTTACTTTCTACGGGTTGATAGTTACTAGCCATTCGCGGTTTCTCCTGATAAATATTTGTATTCGGCGTACTCTTTGCCGCCGTCACTAACCATTTTTGTAAAGATTCTGTGTCCTGCTTTTCGATAAACTTCGATATGGGATGCAAGCCGGAAACAACCAAATTGTTCGAGTGCTTCAAGTGGTGTGATTGTTTTTCCACTTTGTAGGTGCCTCAAGATTCGCTCTCGCTGGGTACCTCGTCTTGAGACACTGGCGGCTTTTTTAACGGGTCAACCCCAACTTCAGCAATAGCCGCTTTGAGCTTGACTCGGTCAAAACTATCAAAGCCTTCAACCACTTCGGCGTTAGCTTTCTCTAGCCCCCAAATCTTTTCTTGTTTTTCCTCAGCGGTGAGCTTTTGAAAAGAATTGATTTTGTGGACAAGATGTTGATAAGCCTTAATCCATGAAGCGGTGTCCGGGTGCCATGAATAGGGGTCGGGGTTGTTTGGCACAAAGAGAGAAATGTATCCCTCGGGCGGTTCGTCCTCAAACTGTTCAAGCAATTCCACAGCCCTTGGAATGGGCTTAGGAGCCTCGATAGCGTCGCTAGGGTAGTCTTGTGCTTCCTCAGCAGTAATTAGCCCCTTGAGGACGTCTGGAAAAGCGTCGCGCAAAGCAAAGCCTCTAGCCCTCATCTGAAGCATACGTTTGGGATACTGGGTCCAAGGACCTTGTTTGCCCCACAGATTAGCGCGTTTGGCGTCTTCCACAGAGAATTTAGCCGTGACGGGTTTGCGTCCTTTTCTCTTAGCGATACAGACAGCCACCGGGTTCGGTGTGCCCTCAGCTTCCATAAACTCCTCGATGTCCTCGCAAGCTGGGCTAGACTGGACCAAAGCCATAGCGGCGTCACCATAAACACTGGGGCGCCCGTTGATGACGCTAATGTTTTGGAGTGCTTGCATGGGTGCTAATCCAATCTCATAGCCCCACTGCACAGCCACCAAAATATCCTCAGGTTTGTTCTGATATTGTTTTGGGACCATTTGGGATTTGGAGAGCATCTCAGAGAACTGAATTGCCTCATTCATGGTTTGGGGCGCAAAGCCTTGTCTAAGTGTTAGGTTACTCATATTTATTCTCCCTTGCTTTCATCATTGCGTCTGCCCATTTATAAGCGGCTTTTGTAATGTCTTCCATTCCCGCTCCGCCTATCAACGTAGGTAATACTTGCCCTGCAAACCAGTCTCGCAAGTCCATGCCTTCTTGGTAAGAAGGTTGTTTTTCATTCATTTTTGGAAATGCTTTCATTTGAGTAAAAACCTCCGTGAACCGGGCGTTTCAAATACAAACTGTTCGTAGATGTCGGGCATAGCGGACTTAAAGACTTCAGCATTAAAGCGCTTGGATGCCTTGCTAGACCGCCATGTCGCTAGGACCGAGCCGTCAACGCCTACCAACTCCGCATGGTTTTGCATATAGCTTTGCAGTGCGGTTTGTAGTTTGTCCTCATCCTCCTCCATTTGCTTGATCTGCGCCTTGATGTTCTTTAGCGTCTCAGCAATTTGTACGACCTGAGCATTAGCCACTGTCACTGTTCCGGCGTCCGCCTTGTACATGAGCTTGGTGTGCTCTGTTGTCTCGGGGTCCAGTGGTGTCTTGGTTTGTACAGCCGCCCAAAACTTAGCCATGTCTTTGACCAACTGGTCGCGCATTTGCTCAGTGATGTGGAACTGAAACACTTGGAACTCTTGACCACCAAAGAGCACAGCTAGGACCAGATGCTCGATGTTGTGGCAAGCCGATTGATGAATGAGTTGCGCCATGTTGAACGCCGGTATGATGCCGCTTTCTGCGTCGTACTTGTTTCTGGTCATAGCCGAGTAGTTCTTAGCCTCAACAAGCATTTTCCCGTCAGCGGATATAAAGTCAAAGTGTGAACGCATCCATGATTCTTTAGGATGTGTCATCATGTAGTCAGCGTCCTTCAGCTCTACCTTGAGTCGGTCTTGTGCAAGCCGTCCGATGATAGGTTGCATGACATGACCCATTTGCACAGCCTCGATGTGGCTTAGGTCCTTCGGCGGTTTAGCGCCTATCTTGGTGAGTACCACATCATTGGCGTTGCCCTTAGCCGCCTCGGCACTATCGGTAGCCCACCAGTATTGGTTACGGAACTCTGGTTCAAAGTCTGATCTGTCGTTAGCCATTTGTTTCCCCTTCGTTAAGATAGGTTAGGTTCATAATTTTTGCCAGTAATGCCGCAAGACTTAATGTCCTCAGCTTGGCGCTCGGTGCGGCAATAGTAGTAGTAGTATTCGCCGGTAACTAGATCGCGTATTTCTGATGCGCGGCACTTAGGGTTCGCCCCCTCACTTTGCATCATCCACTTGCAGTTGATACACAGCTTGACCTCTGTGTGAGGTTTTTCAATCTCCACGATATTCATAATAATCCCCGGTTAGTTAATAATGGAACAAGAGTAGATAATGTATCACAGTTATGATGATTAGTCATTGTATTTTTTAATCATTTATCTCCTTCCGATAGTATTTTTCTTTTGCGCCACAGCGTTGAGTCTGGGTAAAGCTCTTTGTACTTAGCCTTCATCTTCAGCACTTCATCAAGTCTCGCCCGATTGGTCAAACTGGGTTCCTTCTTCAGCCGTGCGCGTAATACAGCTTCGCGGTTATAAATAATTGCTTCAAGTGTCATGTGTTTTTATTCCTCAATGCTTGCTCAATAGCCACTGCAACGTCATAGGCTTCTTTTAGATCATCTGCGCGGGTATTGGACCAGACTACATCATTGCGTTCAGACTCAGTTAACCCTACCCATTCTTTACTACTAACAAACCTTTCAGCGCACACCAAGCAATACAACGCATAACCACCATTAGCTCCGCATTCAGC